CGTGTTGGAACTAATCAATGTCCGTGATCCCGTGCCTGTGACGTTCGTGGTCGCCATGCGGAAATAGCATTGGATGTCAACCAGTTTAAGCTGCCAAGGTGCGCCTGCTGCTGCCACGATACTTGCCCCTACGTTCAGGATGTGCTTTGTCGCAGGGGAAACAACTCCGCCGTTTTGGATTCCGAACAAAGAAGCCGATGCAGCATCTCCGCCAAGTTCCGTGCAAGTTTGATAAACCAAGTCCTGCGCCGAAGGAAACGTGGTGGCACTAGGATGCCCACCTAAGCCAGATAGAAGATGCCATCCACCTGCCGTATGAACGGGTGAAGTGAGTTTAGCATTATCTTTGCGTAGGTATTTCCCGTTCGTAGAGATTTGATTGATTAAGTCGTCTTGTGATGTAAAGCCCATGATTTTAGTTGGTTGAATTTTATGTCCAGATAAATTTAGCGTAGCCAGATAGTTGTCCTGCCGCGACTGATCCCGCGCAGTTCATGATAAGGTGAAGGTATGCACCATCCTGAATTTGAGGAAGTCCGGGGCGACCAGTCACAAACTCCAATTCGGTAGTGGTGTTAATCTCACGAATGACGGAATCCCCAAGCGGTTGCACAAGAACGATTGCCATGAGTCCACCGTTAGGGACAAGCATGGTTACACTTGTGATTCGTTGGATTCCGTTGCATCCATCTGCAAGGGTCAAAAACTTACCGTTGCCAGCCACTGTTCCGGGTGCGCTTGTAACGATGTTCGAAATGCTGCTCGCGGTAGTGTCGCAAAATTGAGTCGGGCTGGTCTTAGCTATTCCACATTCGTTGATGTAATCGAAAGTGAATGATCCACTGCCCGTTGTGGGGGCTACGCAAACCGCCATTGCCATCACACCGCTTCCGTCTGCGTATCTCGGCAGAGTGACGGTGTTATCCATCAACTGAGTATCAGTATCGTCCATGTCGATGAACGAATAAAATATTAGGTAATCAAGCAGGCTGTATTGCCCGACAAGAGCGGCGGTGGGTGTGGTGAGTCCAAGTTGAGCTATGTGTTTTGACGATGGGGATTTATCGTCGCCGTGGTAGATGCCTTTGCCTCCCTCAAGTAGAGTTGCGGTCAACACGTCTCCCACATAGTAATTGGGAACGGGATTGCCTGCCGCCATCGACAAGTCAACCCATCTGCCAGCGGTGGAAGCCTGAGACGGCACTTTGCGGAATGAGCAGAAACTTGATTTCCCTGCCAATTCCGCATCCGTGATCGCTCTTATGTTCCTGAATCCCGCCATTGGTTATTTGTTTTTAGCTGAACCTACTCCGTATGCCTTTGCTGTTATATTCGCGGTGACTCCTGCTTCTTTGTGTGGGCAAGGACGAATTGCCTTGCCGTCAACAATTATGACAGCCACACCGCATTCTTTGCAGGTGTATTTGATTGTTTTATCCGCTCCCATATTAACTTATTTTGGTTGGTTCTATTTTAGATGATCCGCATTCCGAACATTTATAGCAAACGCCAGAACCGTGATGCCCAATTCTTAGTTGGAGATTCTCAATTCTGTTGTCCGCTTTGTCTCCGTTGATGTGATGAACTGTTTCAGATTTTAGAAGTGGGCGACCTAAGTAATTAGCCATAACTAAACGATGCTGTGGCACATACCCTGTTTTTGATCGCATTGAAAAAGCAACATCTCCAAAAGAGGGTGACTGCAAAATATAACCTTCGCTGTTTTTTGAAATTCCGCCTTTCCAACCGTGGTGTCCTTCTCTGGACATATGGTTTCCACTTTTGACTCCTTGGTTTCTTAGAACTCTAGAAATAAGCGTCTGGCTGCTTTTAAGTTTAAGGGCAATTTGAGCTTGGCTCCAACCGTTTTTATATAAGTCAACCACATCTAGTATTTCATCTTCGGTCAACATTCTCTTTCTCCCGCCTATTGTTCGCATTGCAGCTCCCTCACGTTTAACGCAAGCACGTATGGCGTATTGACCTATACCAAACTTAACTTCCATTTCTTGTAGCGACATACCTGAATTGTAAGCTTCCAAAATTAAAGCTCTGTTTTCTGCGGTAGTTTTGCGTCGTAAAGGTTTCGCATCTGCCCATCCGGGTATTGATATACCTGCTGCTTTCAACATAGCATATGCCGTAGGTGGTGATACCCCTAGCTTTTTGGCTACGGCGTTACCACTACCTAGTTTTGAATATAATTGCACGGCAAGCATTTGCAGTTCTTCGGTTCTTTTCCTTAATCTCGGCATAAATTTATTATGCCGCAGTTACTGGATGAGTCAACACCTATTGCTCAGTCGCAACCAAAGCTCCTGCGGCAAATTGCGGCTGAATGAGGTTGGCTACTGCAAGCGAACTTGTGAGTGCGCCAGCATAGAGAACCTTACCCGCACCGCTCGATGCTGTGCCGATAGCGACGTGAGTGATAGTCGCGCCAGATGCTCCGCATTGAGCAAACTGAGCAAGAGCTGCGTTTTCAGCGGCTCCGCTTGCAACCGTCCATCCGCCCGCTGTTCTCGCTACTGCGATACGGGCATAGTTGGTGTAGCTGGTTTCGTTGGTAAGCTGTGATCCACCTAGTCCGGGGTCTGCTGTGTGCAAACTCAAGTAAAGGTTGGCGAGGGGAGAAGATGTATCGTTCTCCGCGATGTCTGCGATTGCCGTAGCATTGAAGATCAAGGCTGCGAGATCGTTGCTGAATGTGGTTGATTTAGGCATAATTTTATGAGTAGGTGATTGATGAAATTTCATCGCCTGAATAAGCGATGGTTTTAATGAGATTGATTCCTGATGGTGTTGATCCTGATAAAGTGACACTCGTTAATTTGCCTAGCGTGTAAGACAATGTTTTAATGACTCCGCTGGAATATGTTACGGTTACTAATTGACCTCCTGAGAATGTTAATGAAGCGTCATCATCGTCTAGATTTTTAGATACGCTTTCAAATGTATCTATTGCTGCGCCAGGCTCGCCTTGCAATCCAGTTGCCCCCCTTGGCTTGTCATTAGTTTTGATCGTAATCTTTTCACTATTATCAGTGAGTTTGATCGTGATGTTTTCAATAATTTCGCTCATCTTGTTGCATCATCTAGGATTTCAAGAGTGCCGCCGATGCGTGTCTTTCTCACGTTTTGGGCATCTGTGGTTTCGATTGACCAGAACCACGTGCCAACTGCGAGCGGCATATTCGTAATTGCATCAACATAAAACTCCCATCCTGACGCGGATGTGATTATGATGTCCCCGCCTGCGCTTGTTAGTTCCAATCCAGTCGCTCCATCGGAGTCCTTAAAGAACATTCTAACTGATGATAATTCAGAAGAAAATGCCGTCCCATCTGATGTAAATGAAATATCAGAAAGACCGTCCCATGTGTCACCATAAATAACAGGGGTTAAATTTATGTTACGATTACAACTCATACGATACCAATTGCGGTAATTAGAACTTCCGTGTCGTTAGCTGTGGCGGCGAATGTTAAGGTGGCGAGTAGTTCATCAACTCCGTTTACACATGCCAGAAGTGCTTTGCCGCTTGCTGGAATCGGAATAACTAGGCTCGTGCTATTTGTGACAAGAACCTCGCCAGATAAGCATGAGACAAGTAATCCTTGAATATCTGTATTCGTGCCGTATGCCTCACCTTGGAAGTCTAATGCTGCTCCCTCCCACTCATTGGCTTCTGCGCCTCCTGTAAGCGTTGCCGCGCCGAATGAACCGTTAGTGAGTGTTTCAGTGGTCGCAATGGCGCTTCCTGCCTCTCCTGCGGTGTCTGCGGTCAAATCCATCGTGTCGCCCGTTCCTGCCGCTACCGAAACCGTGGGATGGGCGGTTGTTCCCGTGCCGTAAGTCGTGCCAGCCCCCGCCGAAAGGTTAATGGCAGCAATGAGGTTGTCTAAGCTGTCTGAGGCGTTTGCCCCGATCAATACATCAAATGCAGCTGGAACGGTTGCGCGGAACGTATAAACCGTGCTGCCAATAGTGACGGTTTCTCCAGCAAGTGGAAGACCTGTTAGGGTTAAAACGCCAGTTGCGGCAACAGCTGCTTTTGCATCAACAGCAACAGCGAAAGTATTGGTGTTTAATGTCGCGTCATCTGCTGCATCCTGAAGGTAAAGCCGAGCGTGAAAAACTGAGTTTGCGCCAGTAAGCGTGGTTGCTGTGGATGATTGGCCTAAGATGAAGCTTCCTGATGTATTTGGGCGAGTGGCCGTGCCTGTCGCTGATAGTCCGAAATTAGCCGTAGCGTTTGAAATGCTCATGCCAGAATATTTGATTTCTAGCCCTCGAAAGTCAAATTAGGCACTAATTAAGGCGGCTCAGCAAAACTCCATAGCATAGGATCATGTCGCAATACTTGCTTAGTGATTGTTGCCACATCATCAGTCAAAGCAACCTGCGCTATTTCCCAATAAAAAGTTTCCCCCGCTGTGGCGATTGGCATTGTTTCAGCGAAATAAACTGAAATCGCCGTGTTTGTGTCCGGCATGGTTCTCATCAGTGTGATTTGAACATCATCGCTTTCACCTGCTGAACTGACATAAAAATCAACAATAGGATAGAGCGACAATGCTGCTGGTATTTCACCATAAATAACCCCTGTTGCGGCTGTCACTGTTACACTACCTCCCTCCCAATCTCCAAACCCTGCCATGCTATTTGATGCACGCGTTGATGTTCCATCGAGATATGAATGAATCCTTCCTTCGCCTACATAAATGCTATCGGTTCCGTTTGCGCTGCATTTCCAAGGGTGGCTAGTTGAGCCAATCTGAACTATATTCGACCCGCCCTTACTTCCGCCACCTCCGCCACCTCCAAAGAAATCCTCTTTGATTGATGCTAGTTGCTTGATGGCGTAATTTACATCCTTAGCCCAAGCGAGAACATCCAGCCCTGATCTAGGGTTTCGAGGAATCGTTATTTGCGGTATTCTTATCATTCTGTGTATTTAGTTGTATTCCATCCTCCACGGTCTGATAGTTGGTAAACTAATTCAATCGTGTAAGACGGATCGTCAGTTCCTTCTTGCTCTTGGTTGATTGTTCCAAGCTTCCAATTTCTGCTCCCCCCTGTTGGCTTAACTGGGTTTCCTAGCGGTGTTGCAATTAAGCCAAGCTTATCCACATCAGCGGATGTGATCCCCTCATCGTCAGACCATCTTACCACATATTCATAAGTTCCGACTTCTATATCTCTATCGCCTTTTGCTATTAGAGCCGCTATCTCTCGTCCGTTTGTTGATGTTATAATATATGGACTTCCTGGGTCTTCGGTGTTTTCAAGAGTTACAAATTTCATTATTGGTTCTTCAGTCTCAATATCTGACTGAACCTGAACGTATCGACCAATATACTCACCGTCTCCAGATAGTGTGAAGTCACCACTCATTAGTAGCCCTATCATGTATTTTTCAATAGTTGTTAAGCTTGAAAATTTATCGCTTTCTGTAATCGGAACTGTTTTCAATGAGCCACGATAGCTAGTGGTCATGTATGACTTTTCGTTCTCAGGCGGTGATCCGATTGGTGCTACATACCCCTGAAACTCAACACCAATAACAGTATACCCGCCAACTTCCGTTCCGACTGTGGTTGTCGCTACTTTTAAAAAGTTAAAGTAATCATCATTGTTTGGGTCTAAGTCGCTCGGTCGTCTACCTCTGTTGAAATAAACGCGAGTGCTTAAGTTGTTGAAATCGCCTTTCTTAACTTTGAAAGTCTGAGATGCTTTCCATTTACCATTTTCTTCCTCGGTTGCTTGGAAATCAGGCTGCGGAATAATCGAATCAGTTAAAAATAATTTCGCGCTCATTACATTTTAGCGGGTGCTGGTGTTCCTAGTTTTCTATCAATACTTAAAAGTGCTTTAAGTGCTTGCATCATAGTTGCTTGAACTTTCGGCCCACCGGGGGAGAACTCAGAAACGAGTTCTGATTTTAAAGCTGACGCAATTTGATTCCTCATTGCTGAATTTTCCATTGCTTTATTGGCTGCTTCGATTTGGTTTGATTGAAAAGAAAGTTGGCCGAGTGATCTCTTTAAATCACTTGTGGCAAAGTTTGTGTCCGCATTGGACTGAATGCGCCAATCCGCGCCCAAATTAAATTTCCTCTTGGTGTCTTTGTAAAATCCTTTTTTCCCCTCCATTTTATCCACGAGCTTGTCAATTCCTATGGCATCGCCAGCACTATGAGCTAGGTTGGCTGTCTCCTTGATTAGGCTCATACCAACGCCCTCCATTGAGTTTTTAATTCCGAGCTTCAAACCATCACCGATAATTCTACCTATCAATTCGAATTTGGATGTGTCGCCCATAACTGCCTCGGATATAGCCTTGCCGATGAACTGACCAGCTATTTTCATCTTCTCTTCGAACTGTGGAATGAAATTAGTAGTTGCATCCAATGCTGATTTTAACCCCTCATTGAATCCCTCGCCAAAAGCTACTTTCAATCCGAAAACAGTATCTTTGAGTTTAGCGATTTTCCCTTCTGTGGTTTGCGATCCTTTTTCTAATGCTCCGTAAAACAAGCCTCCTTCTTTGGTTGCATCTTGGAAAGCCTGAGCAACCATATCGGCGGAAATTGCTCCGTCCTCCATGGCTTTTTTGAGCTCAACCATTGAACGTCCAGTAGTCTTAGAAATCTGCTGTAATGGGTTGAATCCGGCGTTGACGAATTGCAGAACCTCTTGACCCATTAAGCGGCCTGCGGCTTGTGTCTGAGCGAATGCCAGCGCGAGAGAACCGAACCGTTCAGAGTTACCCATCGAAACGTCACCAAGGGCTTTCAGTGTCGGCATCACCTTATCCGTGGACATGCCGAACGCGAGCAAGGTTTTGCCAGCTTGTGCGTAGTCTTTAACCGATAGTGGGGATTTCGCGGCTTCTTTTCGGAAGTCTGAAATCAAGTTTTTTGCCGTGTCAGATGATTTAGTTAAAACCTCAAACTGAGTATTTAGAGATTCCATTTCTGCCGCCGCATCAGATGAGGATTTGGCGAATGATATTGTTGCTGCTGCTGCTGCTGCTAGTCCGACTGCGAGAGTTGCGATACCAGCTTTAGCGATACTATCTGCGAAGTTTTGGACGTTCTTAGATAAGCCGTTGAGTCCCCTTTGGACTTCGGTAGCATTGAACGAAATTTTTAAAGTAGTCCCTAAACTCATGATTATTCAATGTTCCAATTATGCTTTCTGGTTGATGCGTGGATGAGTTCGGATTGGAGTTTAATCTGGTTCATTGCAGCATCGGTTGAATACTCTACTTCTAGCCCCAAACTCATCCAATGACAAGCTATGAGCTGGTTTGCTATATCTATTTCAAGTTCATATTTAATCTCTTTTCCTGTGTAACCATAACGGCTTATGATGTGTATTCCCGTCACTAGCGGGCTTATTTCTATCGGCCTCGTTTCTTCGTCTGCCGCGCTGGTTGGCGCGTAATTGGCTTTTTTGGGCGAACATCGGTTGCGAAGAATTTATTTAGCTCTCTTTCGGCGTGGGCTTGTAATTCCCGCCATTCGTCAGCTTCTAATTCAGCCATGAATTTCTTTAATTCGGCTTCGATCTTTTGACGGGTCATTTTCTCAATTTCAGCTAGTGGCAAGGTGAATGCCCAGCAAACCTCCGCAACATCTTTTAGATCGGTTGACGCGCTAAGAAGTGTTTGGTTTTTGGCTGTCGATTTAAGCCAATGAATCAGCCCTAGTGTTCCTTTTTGGAGTTCGTATTTCATGTTCTATTTTATGTTTGAAAGTAAATATTCGCGCATCCGTTTAGGCAGCTTTTCAGAAATTAAACTGACTGCTTTTCCTCGTTCGTCATAAACGTGGAAATTACCATCGCGCTGAAATTTATTAGCTACGTCGAGCAGGTTGAAACGATTCGCTACAAATCCCAAAATGTAAGCAGGTTCAGAATCAGGCGAAGAATCCCAAACCTTAGGCTCTTTAGTCATTAGGATTCTGACTTGGTTTTTTGATAAGCCGAGCCAATCGGCAGCGTATTCGCACCATTCAATGTATTTTCTGCAATCTTGCTTTCGTCCTTTGATGAACTGCATGATCTTTCCAAACATTGAATCTGGATGGCGTGTGATATGAGCTTCCGATTCATTCCAAGCTTTCATCAATAAAGCCGTGGAGATTTGACCGTCGATTGACTGATTGCAAAGACTGAAACGAACGTAGTCATTCCCGTTCGTGCTTGCGATGAGTTTCACCGCTTCTTTTTCAGGCGGAACTCCCATCGTCATGATCGCGGCGGCTAGGTTTAGATCGCCCGTGTTAAATGATTCACCTACTGGGGGTTTCATCGTTTCTCGTTAAATTTCTCAGTTTGATTTTTAGCTTACAACACTAGGGCTGGAGAGCGAGACTAGCGGTTTGTAGATAGCGGTAATTTCGCCGTTTTCAAACTCGCTGTTCACACGGTTAAGACTTGCGCCCGTAACAAGAACTCCTGCGCCCGCTGTCGGTGTCGTGAAAAGGTTTTTGCTGTCCAATGCAAGTGAATCTGCGGAACTGTTAGCAAGGGTCAATACCGCTGCCATATCAGGAACTAATCCAGTGGCTTTAGTTTTAACAACTCCGCTGATACTGATTTCCGTAGACTCATTGTATAGCGATGCGCCGACATCAGAGCCAACGTGGTTTTTTGCGTAGGCTTGTTCGGTGGCGTAGGTGTAACCGATGTTTCCAACCAGCAATCCGGTTGCGGAAGAATCGTCTACGGCTCCATATCTTGCGGCTGCGAATACTGTTGCGGACATGATTTTAAAAAAGTTAAATTGGGCAAGCTGTTACGGTTAAAGGGTAAGTTGTAACCCTTCTCCCATCTGTTGCCTCAGTGTTGAATCCTTCGGTTCTAATGTCAAATATGCGCCAAGACGTAGACTCGCTGATGGAATCAATCGCGGCTGTGTCAGCAAGTATATTGTAAAGGTCTAGTGCTGTCTGACGGTCTGATTCTGGCGTTTCTCCGCCGTCCTCTTCATCAACCGGAATGTTTGTAAGTTTCACCTCAACTGAGAAATCAGAAACCCCGCGCATCACAACTCCTGAATCGACACGTTCTGAACTTCCTGAAATTACAATCGAGATAAATGGCGGCTCTAGTGCTTCATCTTCCCCCATCGTGATTACCTCGTAATCCTCAAGTGATTCGTAGTTTTCCTTTTGGGAATCGACCCATAATTTTAGCGTTTCGTTGATGTTCATTTTCTATTTTTTGTTAAGTTTGTTGACGACGATTCTGTAAAAGTTCAGGCATTTTTTGCGCCCGTCTGCGATGGCTTTTTGAATCTGGTTCGATCTCAATACGTAATCATTGCTTGAGTGCCTGGCTTGGTTGGTTATTTCAGCGGTTGGTCTGAATCCGTTTTGCGGTGCTTTAGCTGTCCCGATGTAGGAGTGCTTGTGTGCATACTTTAAGAAGTTTGACCCGATGCTAAATTTATTTGAGCCTGTCTGGTTTTTTGCTATCTGATCTCCCGCGCCGATCCATCCACCTTTTGCTAATCCTGCCCGTTTAGCTTTTATCGTGATGGCTTTCTTCAGGTTAGCCATTGAGCATTTTTTACGCTGGCCGATAGGTAATTTAGGAACTCTTCGACCGCGCCTTATCCTGTTTGAATCAATCCATTCCATGATTTGTAGTGGGCTTCTTAACGCCGCCGCTCCTTTGGGTGTCTTTCCTTCAATCGGGATTACGCAATTCAATGCGTCTTTCCACATTGATGAACGATGCGCTTTCATACCTCCTTTGAACGGCTGGGAATACTTGGCTAGTTCTCGGCTGGTTTGAACTGACCAGCGTGTTACGGCCTGAGCCGATGATTCACCGAAAGCCTTTGCATATTTCTTAATTGATCGCTCTAGCTTTGCTACATCAACTGTTGCCCTTATGCTCATGCCTTGGTTTCGGTTTCCAGCGTGATCGTGGTAAACGATACACCTTTCGAGATTGATTTGACGCGATACTCTATGCCGCGAGCCGTTGCCTTTTTCTTGAGAATAACGCCAGCGGGTAGAACTGATGTTTTACAGACGGCGGTAAGCGTTTTGATTTTCTCAAATCCTGCCTCGCTGAAATCCTCATCGTCCATTGCTTCGTTAAGGATGCATTTAAACGCCGTTCCTCCGATTGTGACATCTTCCTGCCCAATGATTGGAAATGCCTTTCCAGACATACTAGCGGCGAAATCTGATAGCATTGACATAGTGGGATGTTATAGCATTGAGATTTGAAAATCAAATAACGCCCACTCCGTTGCCAGAGTGAGCGTTATGACTATGAACTACGAATACCAGACAGAGATTAGCCAAGAACGATTGCTGCGTGTTCTGGTTTCTTAGCGACCCAGCCCCAAAGAGCGTGGATGCGATAAAGAACCATGCCGTCACCCGGATAGACTCGGAGATCAAAGCTGATGCCCGTGCGTGGGTCAGTGATGATTTCGTTGTCGATTGCAAGGTCGCCAGCGGATGGGAATACTGGCAAGCGGGTTGCGAGCAAAAGAGCATCCGAACTGAAAGCAAGGTTGCGGGCGGAAGTTGCGTTGACGGTGACAGCTGCGTTGTCGGCAACGTTTTCCATCAAGCCGGGTGCGTTAATAGTGAAGCTACCGCCAGAAAGAGCGGTTGCGACAACATACTTATGGTTGCCGATGGTTACAATGTCACCTGCAAGGATGGTTCCTGATCCGCCATCAACAGTGATAGTGGTGTCACCTGCTGTCGCTGATGCATCATTGATTAGATAACTTGCGCCAGTTCCAGCGGTAGCATTGTTGATCTGTGCGGATTCACGAACGCTGAAACCGTGGAGGTTTAGCAATTCGCCATCGCGCAATGTCATACTGCCGCCAGCTTCGTTAGCTTTGGTGAGTTGACCAAGCGTGCGAAGTGCTGCGCCTGCGCTGGTGTTGATAACCATCGAGCGGCCGGAAGTTGGTGCGCCGTTGTCGTCAAGAATCTTGCGAGCTTGTGCAGCATCGGCAAGAGTCGAAGCAAAAGGAGTTGTGCCAGCGGTTCCGTATGCACGGGACGCGCCGAGTGCGATAGCGTCGCAGACATCGTTTTCCATTTCATTAACAAGAACGCGGAAAGCTTGTGCAATCTGATCTTGTTGAATGTTAAGGAAGCCCGGCCCTTGATCAACAGAGTAACCCTCTTCGCCAGTCCAAGAGAATGCGGCATACTTGTTCTTAGTGAGAGTAAGAGAAGAGTTAGCAATCGCTTGGTCAACAGCAGAAGGAACTGCCATGCTTGGGGTGTAGCTGGAGGTCGTATTGACTGGAGCTTTGTGGATGCGAAGAGTTTGGTTGGATGCTACGCGGTCAGCGGAAGCATCACGTTGGACTCCAGGGATTGCGCCGACGAGTTCGCGTGAAACTACGTCGAGCGCGGCGTAGACATCAGGGATGAGGTTGGTGAGGGTGTTAGCCATGATTTTAGTTAGTTAGATTGTGAGATTATTGGTTTGAGATTGTGCCGTTCTTTTGACGAAATTCGATCTTTTCCTTTTCGGAAAGTTTCGCGTGTTCGTCTTGAGATAGTATCAGTTTTGCTTCGGCGGGTTTTTCTTCCTGCTTGGGCTCGTCTGGTTGAAATTGTTTTGGTTTTGCCATTATCTTATTTGATTTTACCGCCAGCTTTTACGAATGCCATACGAGCGGAGGGTTTCATTGCGTTGAACTCTGCTCGGGTTTTGACTCCCTCAGAGATTGCGCTATCTTGAATTTCCAATGGCTCTTCTTGTCCGATAGTGGCGAGCATTTCGACTGCTTTAGCGGATGCTGATTCATCAGCGTCTTTTACTTTGGATTCAGCTTCGATCAGCTTTGCGTTAAGCTCGGTGATTTGCTCGTCCTTAGCTGTAACGATAGCTTCGATTTCAGCGATTTTGCTATTAGCTACCACAAGTTCATTGGAAACAGTTGCGTGGCTTTCGATGGATGCTTCAAGCTCTGTAATGCGGTCTTGTGCGGAGACAAGTTCAGCGCGGATTGAATCATTTTCAGCAATATGCGCTTCAAGTTTTTCAACTTCTGAATTATTTGGGAAAAGCTTTGATAGAATGCTCATGGTTGGTTTTTCGCTTTTTTCGTTTTGAATGTCAAATTGACCACTTTCGTTCTTCGCGCCTTTGTCTTTTTTATAGTCAAATACGCCGTCGATAAACTTCATCGAGATGGCTTTATCGGTGTCCATCCAAGTTTCAGCTAACATCAAATCACGAATCGCTTTTTGGTCACCGCCCGTTCTTTCGGAATAGATCGCTGAGATTTCGGAACTGACGGATTCAAGTAAATCTGCTTGTCGTTTAAGTGCGCGAGCGTCGCCAGCCGCCATCGTGGAAGCTTCATGAATCATGATGCGGCTTCCTTTGGTCATATATCGCTTATCGCCAGCCATGAGAATCACGCTGCCCATTGATGCGGCTAACCCGTTCACGATTGCTGTAACTTCGACTCCACGCTGGGAGATTCCACGAAGTGAATTGTAAATCCTCATTCCCTCGAAAACGCTTCCGCCGGGGCTATTGATTTCAACTTCGAGCTGCTCAAGTGCATCGTCAGCAGCGCATACCATTTCGCCGATCTTCATATGCATTTCCACGGCTTTGAATCCGTAGAGTTTTTCTAGGTCGTCGATAAGCTTATCTGCTGAATCCTTGTATACCGATTCATTCAGTTTTACTTTGCCTTTGCGGTTTTCGATTTGGAGTAAATCATTCATCTTCTTCTTGTGTTTGAGTTTCTGGTTTTTCGATTTGTTCGACTTCTTTGACCTCGTTCGGGGTAAGCATGAACATTTCACGATCTTCGATTTTTATCTCGGTTTGGTATTTTTCAGATGCTTCTTGAGATACTTTAGCGGCGATTGCTTTACGCTCCGCTACTGCCCAAGCGCGTTTCATGTAAAAATCATCTTGGCGTAATCCGCGAGCCTCTAAGACCTCATCTAGGTTGCGTGAGCCGGTGCGAAGTTCTTCAAGTTCCATTTTGGATTCGCGTCCATCATCAACTGACAAGCGAGGCGGTTTGGAGAAATCCCAAAGAGTAGGTGCGCTGACAACTGGGATTCTGCCTTGTTCTGCGAATACCGAGTAAGCCCAAGTAAATGCGCGACGAGCTGCATACCATAGTTGACCTTGGCGTTTTGTGACAAATCGACGGCATTTAACGATTTCGCCGCGCTCTGATGTTCCTTGACCTGTTGATTTCCAAACAGAATAAGACCAGACAGGAATAATTGCATCACGGGCAATACGATCTTGAAACGATTCCCATACTTCGCCGGGGTTTTCGTGTTTGATTTGCTCAATCTTTTCCTTGCCATCAGACGACATGTAATACACGCCGCCGGGAAACTCTTGGTGAACAAATTCGCTATGTTCCGATTCCTCGCCAAGTAACGAATTGCGCGGGTCGTCAAGATTTGGTGCGCCGTTTTGATTGAAAACAGTAAGATGTAACCGGGAAATGATTTGCTGTCTGACCCGCTCATCTTCCAAAGATAGAAGAGACATTTTCAGCGACTCTAAAGCATGAGTGAAAGCGGGGTAGCCTCGACCTTGATCGCAATGGGTAGCGTCAAAGATATGAATGATGTCTTTGGCTGGGATGTCTTTCATTAACTCCTTGCCATCTTTCCCAATGTTGAATCTGTAAGCCGCTGGCCGTCCTGATGCGTAGTAAATTACACCGTCACAGATGCGATAACCTTTGTATTCGCCGTCATTAACAACCGTCTCGCCTCTTGAATAACAGCGATGTGACGGAATCATTTGGATGCGGGGAAAATTGTCATCTCCCTTTACCATCAACCAAAAAACATCGCCAGCCACGTCGATTTCAATACTCGAAAGCTCAAGCAGTTTCCACCAATCGAAAATTCCACCGCGAATGTCTGCTTGTGGAAGCCATACATCGTGCATGAACTTAGATACACGGTCGCCTTTTTCTTTATCCTTGCCGGTATAGCTCGGAAGCCATGCCTCGCCTACTGAGTAATCAGCTTTTTGTAGAATACAGGCTCTAGGCACTCCCATGTTAATGAAAAGGCGATTAGAAAGACTAGCGAGGGTCTTTCTATCCGTGGCTGTGATAAGCCGCTCGATGTCATCATTGCGCGTATTAAATTGCGGCCCGCGTCTGCGGTTCTGATCCGCTGCGTGTGCAATTTTGTAGGGTTGCCCGTATGAGTCTAAAATCATATCTTAAAAATATGTGATTGCGGTTGAACTAATTGAGCTACAGTTATCGGCGCATTTGATAACCCATCTTAAAAGTTGCAGCCGCTGACTCTGGGTCATGCCGTGCTTTGTGGAAAATGTTTGACCGTTTACAGTGGCATTTGTGATCTGACTTGCTGCGTTCGGGTCTGTTGCAAGCGATAACGCCAATGTTCTAGCCTCTGAACGAATGGCAGCAATAGACCTCGGATCGTCCTTGAGTGTTTGATAAATCGAGTTGCCTAGTTCCGCTACATTCACGGAACATGATTCCCACCCATCGCTTTTAATGTCAAATTGACGAGTCCTCAAAGACTTCTAATGCCAAGGCCGCACCGACAGCATAATTTAAACAGTCAAATAAATGGTTAGCTTTGCCGCCGGGTCTGATCCATTTGGCTTTTTCCTCACCTGTTTTAGAATCACGTTCAACCACTCGCCTTTCGCATCGCATATGGTTTTCAAATGCTTTTGAAAGGTCGTCGGGGAGTTCCAGTTGGTCGCCGTTCTTAATCATGCGCGAAAGAACGTCTTTAATCTGGTTCGACGCGATGAATATGAATTTTGCTATGCCTCCTGATTTGGCTGATGCTCTGCGAATTGGGGAATATATCTTTTCAACCATTTTCCCTTCTTGGGTGCGGTGTTGAAAATGATTTTTGTTCCCCTCGCCTTTGATGCCCGTCCATCCGTGTTTGACGCATAAGTCTAAAATGCGGTCTTGTTCATATCCGATGTCAATAAAAGTTAATGACCGCTTCACTCCGTATTTATCGCAGATCGCAACCATTTGCGATTCATCCTTGCCATCACTGGCGACATATCCCTCCCATAAGACGCGACATTTCCCGCCCGTTGCCCAAGCTGTAATCAACATCCAATAATGATCCCCGCCAGCGTCGATAGTGGCGAATCTTTGAAGTTCATTCTCGATCTTCTCGCCGTTCTCGTATTCGTATTTAGTGAATCCGCCCCGCTCGATAATCATTTCGGAATCTGCCATATCATCGCCCCAAAACTTGGCGCGTCTTTTCTGCGTCCATTGGCGCAATCGGTCTGTGACTCCTTTTTTTGCTAGTCTTGATGCTTCGATGAACTCTTTAACCTCATCTGCCCAAGGAATCCACCATACAGCCAACGAATCGACTCTGAATCCTCGCATCGATGCTTCCGGTGTCAAGTTGGTCGCTATGTAACCCAGTGATCCATTATCCATGTTTGAACATGATAACGCCCGTCTGTTTTTCACGGTGTCTGCATATTCCTTTTCGCACGATCGGCATTTCATCCGAGCGGTTTTGCCAGTCGCGTCCGTATCAATTTGCCCGTCTTTGTCGTTAATGTATTCAAATTTGATGCCCTCAAATTCAAATGGTTGCTGCTCCCCGCATTCGCATTTCCAACTAAAAAAGCCAGTGTCGGTTTTCTTCCATTCTCGCTCAAATGCGCTTTCTCCATATCCGCCTTGAGATACGAGAAATACCTTTCGATTCCATCGGTTATGATGCCGAGCTAAAAATTCACGAATCAAATCATCCTTCCAAGCCCAAACCTCATCGCCGTAAAGCCATCTGACCGACTTCTCTTGGAAGTTTGATATGTTGGCTCCACCCGCGATAAATGCCGCATGTGGAAAAATGATTTCGAGTTTCCTTGATTTATGCCTGTCCTCAGGCCATAGCGACATGATCTTAGGACAAGATTTCATCGCGTATTTAAGGCGAGTCTCTACCCAAAACTTTGCATCCTCGTCTGTCTGGGATGCGTAAAGGAAGTTGCCAGCGTTCTCAGCAAAAGAGTAAGGAATGATTACTTCCGCCATCGTGGATTTACCTGACCCAGTTGGCGCGATTACCACGACTTGTCTTGTGTCGTAATCTCCCGCGCATTCCATTGGAGCTTTCCACCATGGAGTCTGTTCTGGGTCAAATTTAGATGATCGCTCTGAGTTTGAAATCTTGATATTCTCCGCGCCCCATAACCAAGGCGGCTTATCGGTTGGCGGGTCTAGTGCTGACCTCCATGCGTGTCTCGTTACCTTTTGGGCGTTCATGCTTTTTCGATGTCATTGAAAAGAGCCTCGGAATCTGATGATAATTCCAAAAGCATTTCGCGTATTTCTTTCACTAGGATTTTCTGGATTTGGGATTCCGTTAATCCGGCTAGTTTTGGCGGAAGATCGGATGTGAGTTTCATCAATGCCGACCTTGTGACTGATACGCATTTCACGATTTCCTCACGAACTTCCGCCGCTGAAACCAGCTCGCGCATTTCAACTTGAACAGCGACGACTCCTTTCAATGCCATCACTTTTTCTTTGAGTGTTTTA